TGAAAGAGATTGAAGATAGAATAGCCGAAGACCGGAAGCAGGCGCAAAGCTACACAGATGAAGCCATCCGCAGGGCCTATAATAGTTTATATGAAGATGTAGATAAGAAAATTAAAAAGGAAAAGGCGGCAGCCGATGATAGTTCAAGTTGAGAAGGCTTTAAACGTAAAAGATGTGGGGTATTCGTTCGAAAAAATAGCACCAAAAACAAAAGACCATCTCGCGGTTTATTGTGCTCTTGTTTTGAATAATAGGTTTCCACATCCAGCTTATTGCCCTGACCATGATTCCCCTTTGGATGCAATTTGGGGAGCCTATGCGGAGATTGATGACCTTAGTATTTGGTATGCCATGAGAGGTTCGGGTAAAACATATGACCTCTCTATTTTGGCCTGGTTGGAAAGCGTTTTTAAACCACGGTGTGGAACGACAGTTCTAGGTGGCTCTCTTGAACAAAGTACAAAGGCTGTGGGATATTTGGATTATCTTTGGAGGATGCCGGGTGTTCCGGATGAGATGTTAATAAACGGAAGCGTAGCTGGCCGTGGATTTAGACTTAACAATGGTTCATGGGTTCAAGCTTTGGCGGCATCTCCTAAATCTGTCAGAGGCCCGCATCCTCAAAAGTTAAGACTCGATGAACTGGACGAAATGGACAGGATTATTTACGATGCGGCTCTGGGCCAGCCGAAGTCAAATCATGGAATAAAAGACAATGTCGTTATATCTTCGACGCTTCATAAAGCCTTTGGATTAATGACAGAAGTTATAGACGAGCGGGAAAAAATTGGAGCTCGCCTTTATAAATGGTGTGTTGAAGAGGTTCGGGAGCCGCGGGGATTTTGGACAAACGAGGAAATTGGGAGAAGGGAAAGACAGTTAACAAAAGCCATGTGGGATTCGGAGTATTTATTAAAAAGACCAATGGTTGGAGACACTGTCTTTGATTTTGAATCTGTTGATAGAGCATATAGAAGGGGATTTAATATTCGATTAGAAAAATATCCAGCCGAAGGATGTATTGACTGGGGTTATACCTGCACAGTCTTACATATTGTCCAGGATTTTAAAGAATATATAAACGTCCCTGAGTCTTATTCATGGGAATATACCGAATTAACAGAAAGATGTAAATTTATTGTTGATATTTGTATTGAAAAAAATATAAGGGTTATATATTGTGACTCAAATCCAAAGGATAGCCACATGACCTTAAGAAAGATAATAAAAAAGAAAAGGGCTCCAGTTACTGTTATCCCCATAGCTTTTAATGTATGGAAAGACATAGCAATTAATGTTATAAGGTTTTATCTTGAAAGGGATTTATTGAATATAAGAGACAAAGTATTCCAAGACAAGATGAAGAAATACCATTACAAAAATGTTGATTTAGAATTAATTGATAAGGTTGATGACCATTATCCCGATGCTTTAATTGCTTGGGGAGCATCTAGGTGGAGAATCCTTGGAGACATAACTCCACCAAAGAATGCCGAAGAGATAAACGGTTAAGGGAAACATCAAGAGTTTATCCTTAATTGATTATTATCTTTTTTGTGTTATAATTAACTAAGTTGTTTTTTTGATATATTCATGATTTATTTTGTTGATTGTTTACTTGGGGAAGTGGCGCGTGAGACCATACACGCGCCACTCCTTTGTTATAAATGGTTTACGTATATAATAAAAAAAACCTTGACGGATAAAAAGTATTTTGTTATAATCGTTCTTGCATGGTAGTTTTTCTAAGTTTTAGTTTTAGAACCTTCAACAAATTTGTTACGCCGCACTTTTGAAATGCATTCCGGCCATTTCAAAAGTGCGGCGGGTAACTGCATAAAGACCTATAAATATTCGAGCCGGAAATCTAGGATATTTATAGGTCTTTTTAATATATAAAAAGGAGATTGATTATGAACAATTTTGAATTTGAACACAATGGAAAGAAACTGTGGTATTCTAGGGCCGTGGCGGTTGTTGGAATGATAATGGCTCATGATGATAATTGGCATTGGTATGTTTTAGCAAATAAAAGGGGTAAAAATACTCCTGACTTCCAGGGATATTGGAGTCTTCCCTGCGGCTATTTGGATTTTAACGAGTCCTGTGAAGAGGCTATGTGCAGGGAAACTTTTGAGGAGACAGGACTTAGAATTAAAGAGGAGGAGCTTTCTTTAATTGGTGTCGACAGCATTCCAGATGGTCGTCAAAATGTAACAATAAGATACATTTGCTCGTTGGTGGACAATGTCAAAGATTTAACGCTAACTATTGAAAATGCAGATTTTGGCGAAGTTGATGAAGTTAAATGGATACCATTGGATAATTTTAAAGAATATAAATGGGCCTTTAACCATATAGCTCTTATTAGTAAACATTGTCGACCACCAAAGTCTAACATTAATAAATAATAAAAATTTAAAGAAAGGGGATTAAGATAATGGCTGATGAAAAGATAATAATTAACAATAGTAAACCGGGCTCCCAGATAAATATTGTATCTGGGAATGGCCAAATAAATGCATCTCAAACTATTATTACTAACAAGGATGAAACTGTTATAATAAATAAAAAAGATGTAAAAAAATAAAAATAACGATAAAAGGAGAACGTCAATGGACAATTATGGGATGTATATTGGTGCGAAAATTATAGGAGCTAAATTTGTAAATTTAGAAGATTACAAAAAAGAGAAATATGGCGAAGAGGCAAAAATAAACGAAGGGGATTCAAGCATCTATGGATATATTGTAATTTACCCACCCATGGAAGATGGTGAAGAGCCTTATAAGAGCTGGAGCCCTAAAAAAGTATTCGAGACTTGTTATAGAAGAATAGAAATGTCTGAAATAAATCTCATATTAGGAGATGTATAAAGGAGTTGATATAATTGTTTTTACAAGAGAACTCAAATTTTCCACCAGATGATTGGACATATTGGTATGATAAATATGACGAATATTGCAGCTGGTATTCGGGAGACCCGAACGAATTATTAAGGTTTTACTCTACAAAAAAGCCGATAATATATTCTCAGAACATATTTTGGCAAAAAATAAGAGAAACCGAGGACGACAATGCAATTCATATGCCAGCGGCTGGGGATATTGCCTCAATGTCGTCTAATTTGTTATTTTCTGAAAAACCAGAATTTAACTTTGATAAAAAAACCGTTGGAGGCGAGAGGCTAAAACTCTTCATAGAAGATAATAATTTTTATAGCTTACTATTAGAAGCCGCGGAAATGGCTGCAGCGTTAAGCGGAGTATTTTTGAAATTAGAGATAGATACCCGCTTATCAAAGACGCCAATAGTTAGTATTATAACTCCTCTCGCGGCTTTCCCAACCTTTATAAGGGGAAGGCTGTGGGAAGTTTTATTTTATAGGGAAGTTAAAACAGAAAAAGGCGGGACGGTTGTATACAGGCTCTTTGAAAATAGGAAAAGGACTGTTGATGGGTTTACAATTGAATATAAACTTTACAAGGGAACAAAGGATAAAACCGGGAAGATTATAGATATTAATGCTATTGAAGAAACGGCTTCATTGGGATTGGTTGATATTGTTTATAACAAGGTTGATGGGCTTGGAGTTGTTTACGTTCCTAACATGCGGCCCAATAGATTACAACCGGGCTCTCCGCTTGGGATAAATGATTATGCCGGCGTTATTGGCATGATGGATTCGCTTGATTTGTCTTATAGTTCATGGATTAGGGACATTGAGCTTGGAATGGGCCAAATATTTGTGGATGAGGAACTACTTCAAAGGGAAGAAACTTCAATATTTGGAACAGAAAAAAGTGTGTTAAATAAGTTTTCTAAATTCCAAAAATGCTTCATGAAGTTAAACCTTTCAAATCAAAGAATGTCTGGAACCAATGTTAAACCAATAGAATCTGTCCAATTTGAGATGCGGACAGATGAACATCTAAGAACCTGCGAATACTTTTTTAGTGAAATAGTATCCCAGTGCGGATACTCGCCATCGGGATTTGGCCTTGATAACGGTGGGAACGCTGAAAGCGGCAGGGCCTTAAGGATGAAAGAAAGAAAAAGCTTATTAACAAGGGAAAAGAAATCTAGTTATTGGCTTCAAGCAATTAACAAACTTTTTATGCAAGTTCAGCAACTTGATAATTCGGCTTTTCCTATTTTTTATAATTTGGAGGATGTTAAAACAGAGCTGCAGGATTCAATTATTGTCGACTCGGGAGAGCTTTCCGAAACAATAAGAAATCTAGACCAGGCAATGGCAATATCTACTCTGTTAAAAGTAAAAATGCAGCACCCAGATTGGTCTGATGAAGATATAGATGCCGAGGTAAAAAGGATAAACGAAGAAAAAGGCGTGGAGAAAAGCGTCTTTGATGTAGAGACTTAAAAAACTTAAGGGAGATGAAAGATATGAAAAAAGAAGATTCTAAAAAAATGGAATGGGAATCGGTTAATGAATATCAATATAGAATAAAGGTACATGATGTTATGACAAGGGTTTCCCAGACATTGGGAAGCTTAGAAAGCTTAAAAACAAATTTTAATTTTAATTGCGTGGGCCTTCAAGATTCTATTAAAAAGGCCTTGAATGAAATAAGGTCAATACCGGTGCCGGAGATGTATACTGAATCGCATAAGGTTATTCTTAATTGTATAAAATCGTATAGGCATGCCATGGATTTATTAATTGATGGGATAGCAAAAAAAGACGCTCCTCTAACTTATAAAGCCGGGAGATATATCCACGAGGGAAATGCGTGGATGGTAATTGCAAAGACTAGAATTTGGGAAGAGGTCGAAAAGAAAGAAGGGGAAGAAAGTGCAAGAAGTAGGAACTTGTAAAAATTGTGGTGGAAATGAACTGGAAGTTAAGAAGGGTGTATATACATGTAAAGCCTGCAAACATGTCGGCTCTACAAAAGAATGGCTGACAAAAAAACCTAAATAACTTTTAAGGGATGATGAAATGATAAATCAGGGAACTTATGAAAATCTAAGTTATGACTTAGAAATCGCGGCAGAACAGGCCGTGTATGATATAGGGATGGCCCTTGTTGCTTTAAATAAGGCCCTTATAAAAAATCCGAATAATGTGTCTAAAGCAAGGGCCATCTATCAATTAAAAGTAAATAAAATTGCTAAAGGATTTAAGGCCGCGGCTGTTAAATTTGCCAATAATTCAATGTCCGATGCTTATATTCTAGGAATAAGGAGTTCGGATGCCGAATTAAGAGCTGCAGGTAAAAAGGGATTCGCAACAAATAAAATTATTCGCGGGAGTTCTCTTATTAGGAACTCTCCTCCACTGGCTCCTATTCCGGAAATACCTGGACAAATATTATTAAAATTCAAGGGATTTGAAGCACATACCCAGTTTTTTGGTGTTTTTAGAAGTGCTGCTTATTATTCCCTTGAAGATAAACCTTTTCAAATAATGCGAAAAGCAGATGATATTTTTAGGCAAATAGCTGTTCAAGTTGGAGAGCAAACTTTCAAAGAGGGAGATATTATTACTAGAAGGCAAATATCTCAAAAGTTACTTGATGGATATGCAAAGGCAGGACTTCAAAGTATTACATACAAAAATGGAGCGGTTCATTCATTAGACACATATTGTGAAATGCTAGGGAGGACAATGACCGGGAGATGTGCTGTCCAGGCATCCTTAAATAGATTTGTTGAAAGAGGTTATAGTTTGGGTATAATTTCGGCTCATTTCAGAAGTTGTGACCTATGTGCGCCTTATGAAGGTACTATTGTTTCATTGGATGGGAAAGATAATAGATACCCAACAATTTGGGATGCTGAAACACAAGGACTCTGGCATCCCGGCTGCAAGCACGACGTTTCTGCCTTCTTTGAAGAGTTTAGCGAACCAATATCTGCATCGCTTGACCCAGGTGAGGTAAAACTTGTAAATGAATATGGCTATAAGGAAGCCCAAAAAATAGCATACAAAGCTCAGGAAAAACAAAGGTATATAGAACGCCAAATAAGAAAATATAAGCGGCGTGAGGCTGTTGGGCTTGACGAGGTTTCAAAACAAAAGGCTCGAAACAAAATAAAAGAATGGCAGGGTATTCAAAGGCAACATTTAAACAATAACTCCTTCCTAAGAAGGAAATATGAGCGGGAACAAATTAAAAAGGCACATTAGAAAGATACTGGAGGGAGTAAAGATGGAAAATAATTTAATTAAAAAAGAAGATAATCTACCTGTCCAATTGGAAGATATAGCAAGGTTTGTATTAATAGGAAAAGAAAAACTAATAAGCGTGAAGGCTGAAATTAGAGCCATGAAGAACTTAAAAGTTGCTGAGGGTGTGTATAAACAGAAAGAAGTTGAGGCTAAAGAACTGGGTGGTGCTTTGCTACTTGCTAAAGTTAGGATTGGGGAATTATTGAAAGATATTCCTAAAGCTAGTGGTGGAGATAGAAAGAGTGAAAAAAACAAAAGTAACAGCACTGTTACTTTTGAAACGAAAGAAGAAAAAGCCGAAGAACTCGGGTTTTCAAAAATAGACACAAGCCGATTCCAGCAGTTGGCAGATAACAAAGATATAGTCGAAAAAGTAATTGAAGAAAGCGAAGATATCCCAACACAAACTGAATGTCTTTCAAAAATTAAAAGCAAGAAGAATGATGAATTAAACAACTGCAATGTCGCCTGGTAATATTTTATAGCTGTTCATCTTTCTAATAGCTTCAAAATTATTCATGGTAGTACCTCCAACAATTTCACTTTCTAGTAAAGTTCAAACTTTCTAAGTTCTTGTCGTACTGGAGGTTAGTATAACCGCAATGGTAAACCTCCCGCAAACTTTCTTTTAGTAACTTCGTTCTTTACTATACTCATATTATACCATGAAGAGTAATACCCAGTCAATACTTTTTATAAAAATAATTAAAGTTTTTTTACATATTGCAATTAACTAAATATTATTATAAAATATTAAATAAAAGAAAGAGGTGGGTTATATTTTTAAAGATAAAAAAGTTCTTATAATTGGCGGGACAGGCAGCTTTGGCCATCAATTTATTTCAAGAATATTGGAAACAGAAGTAAAAAAGGTATATTGTTTTTCCAGAGATGAGTTAAAACAATTTGAGATGAGACAAAAGTTTGAAGATAAAAGACTTTGTTTTTTTATAGGGGATATAAGAGATTATGATAGGCTTTTAATGGCTTTTAAGGGGATAGACTATGTTATACACGCGGCAGCCTTAAAGCAAGTTCCAGCCTGCGAGTTCAATCCCTTTGAAGCAATTAAAACAAACATAATCGGCGCACAAAATATTATACAGGCGGCCATTGAGCGCGGCGTTAGAAAAGTTATAGCTTTGTCAACAGATAAGGCCGTGGCACCAATAAACCTGTATGGAGCGACAAAACTATGCATGGAAAAACTTTTTATTGCAGCCAACAATTATGTTGGTGAGGGCAATACTAAATTTTCATGCGTTCGATATGGAAATGTTATCGGTTCGCGAGGCTCTGTAATACCGTTGTGGCTCAAAGCCGAAAAGGAAGACAAGGAGTTTCTTTTAACTGATATTGAAATGACCAGGTTCTGGATAACATTAGACCAGGCTGTTAATATGGTTTTTATTGGATTCCGGTCGATGTTAGGCAGCGAGGTTTTTGTTCCATGGTTAAAAGCTATTAAAATGGTAAATCTTGCAAAGGCAATAAATTCGAAAAGGCCTATTAAAATAATTGGAATAAGACCTGGGGAAAAGATTCATGAGACACTTATAAGTTTAGAAGAATCTTCCAGAGCTTTTTCGAATATAGATGGAGATTTTTATGTTATTGTTCCAGATAAAAAAATGTTTTCTAGATATAGGAACCTGCAAATAAACACAGATTTCGAAGATTATAGGGAATATTCTAGTAACAATGCAGATTACTTAAAAGAGAAAGAAATCAAGGAGATGATTGAATGTCTAAAATAATAAATTATGGAAAGCAATTTATTGATGATATAGATATCTTTGCTGTTGATAAAATTCTTAGAAGCGACTATTTAACCACTGGGCCGGCTGTTGATAAGTTTGAAAATGATTTATGTGAATATACCGGATATAGTTATTGCAGTGCTGTTTCAAGCGGAACGGCGGCTCTACATTGTGCGATGGCCTCTTTGATGTTAGAGAAGTATTCTGAAGTTATAGTTCCGGCGATTTCTTTTGTAGCGACATCAAATTGTGTTCTTTATCAAGGATGTGAACCGGTTTTTTGTGATGTTGATGAAG